GCGATACTCCACCGCCTCCGCCAAGCATGGTGCGAGCTGGAGCGGCACGACCGCCACCAGTTGCCGCCGCTTGACGACTACGAGGTACGCCGCCCAACAGTGACTTGGTTCCTAGCTTACCGCGAGCCATTGCACGGAAGCGCTCTTCCTGCTCCGCGATCTCTTCATCTAATGCCGCCGCTTGACGACGCTCTACAGCGATTTGCTGTGCTGTGGGCTTAGGTGCTTTCGGTGATTTCATTTTGCAAATACCTATAAAGTTGATGCGGGGTCAGAATAAATGGGTTACTGATCCCCAGCATTTGCTTTGTGTAACCAACGCAAGTATTCAACATGAACAGCCAGCGCCGGGGTTCTCTAATTACAGCCTTCACGATGATATCATTTTCGACAACATGGGTCACATCATCCGTTGTGTATATCTCCACGCCCTTTGTCGTCTTGCCATACACGATCCATTTACCATTCTCGGGCTTGATCACGTAACAATGTCTGATCGTCGGATGTAGTATCGGACTCCACCAATGATGGTCGTCATTCGTAAACACGACATAGCAATCAGAAGACACTGAATGACATCTCCGCTTTACGTATCGGACGCCTCACTTGACCGCTAGACAGCGCCTGTCTGCCTTCACCTTCGCCCTGCAATGCGTACTCAAGCGCCTCGACCGGGTGACTGTATTCGTTCTTGTCAGGCTCATCGGTGTACTTCTCACCTGATACCTGAATACGTCGATAGCAGAACCCGCCTTGTAATCCCTTGCGAATCATCTTTGCCTTGGGGCTGATCAAGAATCTAGGCTTGCCATCCATGCACAACTCTTTCATGGGTAGTTCAAGCGCCGCACGTCGTAAAGCAGGGTCGTTGGACAGCGTTGGCGTACAGGGTATCCCAGCCGCTCGCATGATCTTGAATGGTGTGTCGGCATTCGCTTGGTTCTTGTTGTCGCCCGAGGGATCGCCCCAGCCACGGAACCTGATGTGAGGATAGTTAGCGTCGATGTATCGCTTGAGGCTTGGCGCAAAGTCTACAGCCCCGCTATCGGTTAGACAGAATTCGTCGAAGCAAATCCAGCGACCGAGCGCATCACGTTGTAGAAACGCACAAGCTGGTGTCCGACCGAAATCAAAACCCAATACGACAGGTGAATCGTTATTAGGAATGTAAAGATCAGGAAGGCAATGAATAGAGTCAGTGTATAGAGGATGTACCGGCTTGCCGCTTGAGACGAAGCCATACTCGTTGCCCAGATTGACCTTAATCCAGTCATCGCTTTTGCCCTGTAGCCCTCGCCGGTAGTAGTCTTCTGGAAGGTTGTGGAGGTTCTCGGCTTTCTCGTTGAGATACCAACCATCTCCCTCCCGATAGACGCCGCCAGGTTGTCGATGAAACTTCCAGCCTTCCGGCCTTTCTTCCTCAGCCAGTTTGTAATACCAGTGATCTTCGTCTGGAGCATTCGAGTCTCCTATCAATCCATAGTGCGTTGGTCGTACTCCCTCCTTCATCGATGGGTATCGCCCGCAGCGCAGGTCCAACATATCGATCACGGCCTTGGAGTGTTCTTTCGCTTCGTTAAGCCACGCCCAGGTCGTCTGAATACCACGCGCTTTTTTAACGTGGTCAGGCCGATCAAAGGCAATGAAGATAACTTCGCTTCTGACTGTAGTTCCGTCTTCAAGTTTGAATTCAATTCTGTGTGTCGGTGGCTCTTTGTTCCCTTGTTTAAACTCACCAAGGTCTCCGTGTACTTCAAGCCAGTCTTTGATGGTCGTGGAGAATAGTTCGCTGTAAGTATTACGTGCCGCGATGATCCGACTGAGCCGTACACCGTAGTTGGGATGCGTCTCCCGAGTGACCGGTGCTTGTTCGCACATCAGCTCTAGCATTTTAAGGATGACTTGGACTGTCTTGCCGGAGCCTAGTGGCCCCATGATGAAAGAGTTACGCGCCCTACAATCGGCGAACTCTTCGAGGACTTTGCCTTGCGGCTTCATTACATACTCAATCGTCGCCATCGAATCGCTTACGTTGAACCTGTAGGACTAAATCACCGCCATCTGGGCCAGTTAGCTCTTGCGACTTGAGGTCTGGAATGTACTTAGCCATCAGCTTTAGGTGTGCATTGAGTGCAACTTCCTTGCGCCGAATCATCAAAGAGTCAAACTCTAATTCAGAATCACTCAATTCATTAATGATTTCAATAACATGCTGTTCGTGACATTGCTGTGCAAGTTGCTCCCTGAGAGCATCCTGTCTTAGCTTTCTGTTACGTTGAGCTGCGCTATTGTTACTCATTTCTTTTTACCGAATATCTTATCCCATCCATCCTTATACGCTTGTCTGGATTGGGCGGTTGAGTTGCGCGGCTTGCTGCCTTTGCCGCCATTGTATTCAGGGAAGTGTCGGTCCCTGGTTGCCTTGTCGAGTTTATGCCTCTGATCGGACATCTTCCACCTCAGTTGGATAGGGTCCCCAAAATGATTTCCCGTAACGCTCGTATGCGCGAATGTACCGGCGAATAGTTGTCGGGCTTACATCAAAGATAGTAGCCAGGCTATCGAACGTAACGCCATCGTAATTTAACTTCGAGGCTTCTTGTACATCCCTATAGGTTAGCTTCATAAAATGTATGAGACATAAAGGACTAGCGCGATTAAGAATGGAATCACGCCCCAGAAAGAATCAGCCATATCTCCCCCTATGCTGGATAATGTTTCGCCATGTACAGTGCGCGCGCATTCTCGAGCTTATCTCTTGCACATAGATCCAGGTACTGACTTTGGCTAATACCCTTCAACCGGCCAACCAGGGTACATACGACCTCTAGGTTCTCGATGTGCTGCTCTTTGTTACGTGCGCAAAACATAGCGCGTTTTACCGTCTCACACATTGGGTTAATTCCCGTAGCTTTGACGTGTCTCAGTATAACACGATCAGTGATTCTTAAACTAATTTAAAAAAAGATCACGAAAAGTGTTGACACCCTGAGATACCTATGCGAGGATGCAGTTGTCGGGGAGGGAAACACAGACACACCGACAGCCAGCTGGCAAAGCACTGACAACCGAGAGGCCCAGGGAATCACGACTTACTACAGTGCACTCATGGGGAGTGTGCTGCACTAAGTCATTCAAGGGAGACTGACTATGTTTACTGCAACACAAGCTGCTTTCAAAATGTTCACAAACGCTGTCGCTAATCGCGACGTCCCAGCCGATTACTATCGGGGTGGAATGTTCAACGGTGTGGTCAAAGTTTTTTCTAACAGCGAGCCACACCTTGCAGCAATTGCTGAGACGCCAAGAGGCTGGGGTCTTTATGCAATCGGGCGGGGCGATGGCCGACCGATGTTTGGTCTTTACACTAAGACCGCAGAAGAGATCATCGATTTTGCCGATGGCCTCGTTTAATCTTGACTGATGAGCCTGGCTGGTTACCAGGCGAAACACCCTCCGGGGTGTCTCAAGAAACCAAGGGAGAAATAAAATGGACTTAGACGAGCAGATCGTAACCTATAACGTCATCCTCGATGGCATCGACGCCGCACTGTCTGGCATCAACAAAGCCGACAACCTACACGGTCTTACTGACCTGCAAGCTCAATCTTTCATCCAGCTCAAGCAAATGTATGATGACATGATTGGCGACATAAACGACCTGGAGGGCGCTTAATAATGAGACCAAGAACAATAGGTAGAAAGGTACAATTCATGATCGGAGGTGACGTGGCTTATGAGTCCGTCGTCTTCGGTTCCCGCATAGAAAAAGATGACAACGTCGCAAGCGTTGAAGTGCTAGTCCGTGCAGAAGGCGAGAGCTGGTGGATCCCAATGAGTACCATTCAGCCTCACGATTGTGACACAGCAAGCTGCATTAGGTGGAAGGCATGACAACGATTGTTTTCAACGGGTTGGATAGTGCGTTGCGCTGGTGCAAGGGGCATGACGTTAGCACCAAGTACATTGAGAATGTGCAAGGCACTTGGATGCTGAAGTATCCTGGCATACATGACCCGTATGAGGGTGACCAGTGACGCGAGCAATCAACGACGACTATCTAATGACTCATCAAGAGATTGCCGATGAGCTAGGTATCACCCGGAGTAGGGTGGCTCAGTTAGAAAAGAGCGCCCTGACCAAGCTCCGGGATCGTTTCATCCTTCGGCAGTATTATCTGGACTATGTTAGTTCCAGCTCTGAATCTCGTAATCAGGATCAAGTTCCTTACGCCTGACCTCATCGCGGTAATGCGCCGCGATTTCCTTTCTCACCGCCTCGGTAGTCTTGTAAATCTCATTACTGGTTAGGCGCAACTTATCCATGCGCTCATCCCCGTACAGCTCTCTCAACCACTCGTGAAAAATTATTGGCTGCTCGGTCATATACCGGTGGCAGTAGTGGCACATGCTGACCGCGTTTGACATTGCCCATCGCAACCGCTTATTTCTTCGGCCAAACACGTGACAGCACTCAAGTCGCCCTTGCTTATGACAGT